GATTGCTCTAGCAAGGCAGGACTTGCCCTGTTGAAGGGGGAGCTGCTGCTGCTGGAGGGCGGCGCTGCGAGTGCATTTGGATTGACCTGCCTTGTGGCGGTTTCCCTACTGCAAAGCTGGCTGTGCTGCTTTGGTTTGACTTGGGTCACTCTATCTCTGCTGCTTTCAATGCAGCTCTTCGCTGCGCCACAGATTGGGCGTGAGTCCTTGAGCCAAAGTTGTGTTTGTTCTGCATCAGAATCCTGTGCGCCAGTTTGTGTTCAACAAGGTAAGCTATCGCCATGTTGTTGGTTTGCTTTCCCGACCAAAAGCTGGGCTAATGTTTGATGATTTTGCCAAACGTGTGAAACTAGAGTGTGTCCTGCCAGGTGAGCCAGCTGGTGTTGACTTTGGGGTTTTGCTGACACAGCAGCATACGAGGTCAATTGCGTGGTGGCAGACAACAGCATGAACGGTTTGATCATACAGCATTTAGCAGCAGCATTGAGATGAAGTGCGTGGTGGGGACAGCTCTTGCCTTGCAGCAGCGTTGAGCAGCATTGTTGCACGAAGTTGTTGACCATACAGCTGCATTGGTGCTATTCCGATACAAGAGGTGACAAAACTACAATGACAAAAATCATACACCTCAACGATGGAGCGCGAAGGCTGGGAAGCCGATGTGCCCCGATGTTGCCGAATCCGCTCATTCGCTCATCGACGTTATTCCTTGCTATAGGTTTCGTTCAGTGAGAGGCCTTGCTGGCCCACAGCAGATTTGTCCAAAGGGTAACGCATTGAAACTTTGATGCAGCTGAGAGTACACTGCGAGTAGGTGACAGAGCGCAAATCGGTGGCTTCACACCCAAGAGGTAGCAAGTCCAAATCAGCCGGTGTTTGACAGCTGCTCGTGTTCCCTTCAGGGGTGGCTCAAATGTCAGAGGGGAGTCGAAGATCAGACTGAATGCTTGCTTACCGCCCTCACCCAACCCGAAGATGTCGACGCCGACGCTGATGGCGTTTCAGCGTGAAACGGAGGTATACTTGCATCGCGCACGTGCAGCTGCATCGGTCTTCGGCGACAAGTGCATCCAGCAGCTGTGTTCAGCGACACAACGCAGGTTCTTGAGGGCGCAGAAAATGCTCCAGCAGCGAGCGCCCTTGCAGGCCAGCCCTGCGTCCTCTAGCACTTTCACGATTGTGCTGTCCAGTGGAATGCTGCAGACTTGAACATCAGGAACCATGCGCCAGCGTCTGTACAGCATTTCTTCATTGAGCCCGTGCAGTGGCGCTTGTGCAGGTGGCTTCCAGGCAGCCATCATTGCCAGCTTTCCTGCAAGCGCAGTCTCCTCAGCGCACTTGCTCACGGCCGCGCACAAGAACACCACGGCGCACAAGAACAAGGAGTCGCTGATATCGTGGACCATCGAGCCGCCGATGCGAGCCTGACCCTGCGCCCCTTTGGCACTGGCGCGGTTCAGCGGTCGAATTTGTGCTGCGACGTGTCGTTGAGCAGGATGACCCCATGTGCAGCTGCATTCAGCAGCATGGCAGCGTCGACGTTTTGATCATACAGCAGCATTGAGGTCAATTGCATGGTGGCTTACAACAGCATGGAAAGTTGCGAGCATACAGCATTCGAGGTGACGTGGTGTCACATAACAGTCAGCATCATTGAGGTAGACATTGTACAGCGCTAACGGTTTGGTCATACAGCAGCATCGAGGTCACTTGCATGGTGGGGCACAACATCATGAACGTTTTGAACATACAGCAGTCTTAAGTATGCGCTGCATGGTGGGGCGCAACATTATTTGCCTTGCAGCAGCATTGAGGAGCATTGCAGCATTAAGGTGGTTCTTTACAGCAGCATATGAGGTCAATTGCGTGGTGGCACTATACATGGACCGTGATCATAGCATTGAGGTGAATTGCGTGGTGTCACATAACAGCCGGCAGCGTCATTGAGCGGCATTACAGCATGAAGCGTTAGGTCGTACAGCAGCAATTGAGGTCACTGATGGTGGCGCACAACGCCATGAACGTTTTGAACAGAGGCACCAGCATTGAGACTACTGCGTGGGTGGGGGTAAACATTTGAGCAACACGAACTGAAACGATTACAAAAAACAGTTATGTATTGCTCGCACCACGCACCGCGCCCTGGCGCTCGCCCCACGCCCCACGCCCCACGCCCCACGCCCCACGCACCACGCCCTGGCGCTCGAACTCGCATGCCCTCCAGGCCTCGCACAACGCGCCACAAGCCACGCGGGCTTATAGTGCTACCCTACCAGATGGCTTACGGCTAGCGTGCGCTGTAGGCCTTCCTACGCGGTTATAGGGGCATGCGGGCCAGTGGGCGGGATGAATTCTGCGTGCGGATCGGGGCCCGGGCAGGGCCTTAAGGGGCGAGTGACTGTTACAGTAGCCCCCAAGCAAAATTTTTTTTTGATAAAAAAACAGCTTGCAACCGAACAACTTTTGCTGTAGAACTGCCAGCAGTTCTACAGCAACAGGCCATTTATGCGAGGTCTTCCGCTCACCATCCGCGACATCAACGCGACCGAGGCGCATTTGGAGGCGTTGTACGCAGCGGCGCACAAGGGTTTGAAGGGTGATTCGCTGGCGTTAGCGGCCGGGATGTTACCGGCTGAGTACCGTCGGCTGTCGTCGGCAGATCCGTTGGTTGAGTTGGCGATAGCGAAGGGTCGTGCGGACGCGGAGGTTGCGTTGTCGAATGTGTTGCACGCAGCGGCGTTAGACGGCGACACCAAGGCGGCCGAGATGATTTTGAAGCACCGTTACGACTGGGTCGCAAAGACGCATGTGCAGGTGGACGTAGCGCAGCAGATTTCGATCACAGACGCGCTGGCGCAAGCGCAGGCGCGAGTCATCAACGGCGAAGCGAAGGTCATTGATTGATGCAGCGCCCCATCTACAGCGCGGAAGAAGAGCAGACGCTAATGACCCGGCTATGGTCGCCGGCCATTGCTGACGACCCGGAAGCGTTCGTGTTGTTCGCGTTCCCGTGGGGACAACCGAACACGCCGCTGGCGAAGTTCAGCGGGCCGCGTCAATGGCAGCGCGAGGTGCTGCGAGGACTTGCGGCGCACATCAAGCGTAACAAGGGGCAGGTCAACATGGACACGCTGCGCTCGGCGGTGGCATCCGGGCGCGGTATTGGCAAGTCGGCGCTGGTGAGCTGGCTGATCCTGTGGATGCTATCTACCCGGATAGGGTCGAGCGTAGTGGTGAGCGCCAACAGCGAGGCGCAGCTGCGGTCGGTGACGTGGGGCGAGTTGAGCAAGTGGGCGGCGATGCTGATCAACTCGCACTGGTGGGAGGTAAGCGCGACCAAGCTGCTGCCGGCGCAGTGGCTGACGGACATTGTGGAGCGGGACCTGAAGAAGGGCACGCGCTACTGGGCGGCGGAAGGCAAGCTGTGGAGTGAAGAGAACCCGGACAGTTACGCGGGCGTGCACAACCACGACGGGATGATGCTCATCTTCGACGAGGCGAGCGGCATACCGGACTCCATCTGGTCGGTAGGGGCGGGGTTCTTTACGGAGAACATTCTTGACCGTTACTGGCTGGCGTTCAGCAACCCCCGGCGCAATCAGGGGTACTTTTACGAGTGCTTCAACGGGAAGCGGGACTTCTGGCAGTCGCGGAACATTGACGCCAGGACGGTGGAGGACACCGACAAGCAGGTGTACGAGCAGATCATAGCCGAGTACGGCGCAGACTCGCCGCAAGCGCGGGTAGAGGTGTATGGTGAGTTCCCGAGCGAGGGCGACGACCAGTTCATCTCGCCGTCGCTGGTGGACGACGCCATCGGCCGACCGGCGTACAAGGACGAGACGGCGCCCGTGGTGATGGGCATTGATCCGGCGCGCGGAGGCGCGGACTCGACGGTCATCGTGGTGCGCCAGGGCCGCGACATCAAGGCCATCCGGCGCTACCACGGCGAGGACACGATGGCGACGGTGGGGCGCGTGATCGAGGCCATTGAGGAGTTCAAGCCGGTGCTGGCGGTCATCGACGAGGGCGGGCTTGGGTATGGCATCCTGGACCGGCTGCATGAGCAGCGGTACAAGGTGGTGCGTGGGGTTAACTTTGGGTGGAAGGCGAAAAACCCGGTGATGTACGCCAACAAACGGGCGGAACTGTGGGGGGCTATGAAAGATTGGCTGAAGTCTGGTAGCATCCCGGACGACCGCAGGTTCAAGTCTGACTTGACCGGGGTAATGGTCAAACCGACCTCATCTGGGGTAATCCAGTTGGAGTCGAAGAAGGACATGAAGGCGCGCGGGCTGGCGAGTCCAGACGCGGCCGACGCACTAGCGGTGACGTTTGCCTTTCCGGTAGCGCACCGCGAGTATGTGGAGAAACCGCGACGCATCGCCACGCAATCGGGCAGCGTCATCAACTCTTGGATGGGAGCTTGAACTAGATGAGCAGCAATACCAAACCGATTGGCGTGGCGTACGCGGATCAGGAAATCAACGGTTCGGACGTCATTCTGTCCGACCGCGAACTGGGCTATACCGCCGCGGCGCAGGGCACGGTGACGCAGGCGACCAGCAAGTCCACTGCCGTGACGCTGAACAAGTCGGCGGGGCGCATCACGATGAACGCGGCGTCGCTGGGCGCCACGACCAACGTGTCGTTCACGCTGAACAACAATTTGATCAGTTCCAACGACGTGCTGATTCTGAACGTCGCCGCCGGCGCTACCGCTTCGTCCTACAACCTGTGGGTGGACTCGCTCGGCACGGGTACGGCCAGCATCACGCTGCGCAACACCACGGCGGGTGCGCTGGCCGAAGCGGTGGGCATTAACTTTGCGCTGGTCCACTGCCGGTAATGGCCAAGAAATCCGTCTCCTTGAGCGTAGGGCGCGGCGAGAAGTTGCCGACGTCCAAGGGCGCGGGGCTCACGGCCAAAGGGCGGGAAAAGTACAACCGCGAGACTGGCAGCAAGCTGAAAGCGCCTGCGCCCAGCCCCAAGACGGAAGCAGACAAGGGGCGCAAGGCGTCCTTCTGCGCCAGGATGGGCGCCGTGGCGGCCAAAGCAGAGAACGGCGAGCGGGCCAAAGCCGCACTCAAACGATGGAAGTGCTGAGATGCCTCTGAAAAAAGCGGGACGAAGGAAGCCTTTCGGCAGAACGTCAAGGCTGAAGTCAAGGCGGGCAAGCCGGTAAAGCAGGCGGTCGCCATTGCGTACGCGGTGAAACGTGGCGCAAAGAAGTAATGAAGAGCTGCTAGCCAAAGCCCGTCATCGCATGACGATGGCGGTGGCGGCGTACTCGGAGTCTCGCGAGGACGAGATTGACGACCTGCGGTTTGCCGCGGGCAGCCCTGACAATCAATGGCAGTGGCCGGCGGACGTGCTGGCGACGCGAGGCTCGGTGCAGGGGCAGACCATCAACGCCCGACCGTGCCTGACTATCAACAAGCTGCCGCAACATGTGAAGCAGGTCACTAATGACCAGCGTCAGAACCGGCCGAGCGGCAAGGTCATCCCGGCGGACGACAAGGCCGACCCGGAAGTTGCTGAGATTTTCGACGGGATGGTGCGTCACATTGAGTACATCTCGGACGCGGACGTGGTGTATGACACGGCGTGCGAGAATCAGGTGACGTATGGCGAGGGGTACATCCGCATTCTGACGGAGTACTGCGACGACAATTCGTTTGACCAAGACATCAAGCTGGGCCGCGTTCGGAACAGTTTCTCGGTCTACATGGACCCGACCATTCAAGACCCATGCGGCGCAGATGCCGAGTGGTGCTTCATCACGGAAGACCTGCTGAAGGATGAGTTCTTGCGGCAGTACCCCAACGCCCGTCCGCTATCGAGCATTGAGCAGCAAGGCGTGGGCGACCAGTCGCTGAGTCAGTGGATCAACGAAGACACGGTTCGAATCGCGGAGTACTTCTACGCGGACTATGAGCCGGGCACGCTCAATCTGTACCCTGGCAACGTGGCGCTGTTCGATGACGACCCGCAGGTGCAAGATGATTCCGTTCGCGCCCATCAAGACCCGCAAGGTCAACCGGCGCAAAATCAAGTGGTGCCGCATCAACGGGTTTGAGGTGCTGGAAGAGCGCGAGTGGGCGGGCAAGTGGATTCCCGTTGTGCGCGTTGTCGGCAACGAGTTTGAGGTTGATGGTCGGGGTGTTCCTGTCCGGGATTGTGCGGAACGCCAAAGACGCCCAGCGCATGTACAATTACTGGGTCTCGCAGGAGGCTGAAATGCTCGCGCTGGCGCCCAAGGCGCCGTTCATTGGCTACGGCGGGCAGTTTGAGGGCTATGAGCAGCAGTGGAAGACTGCGAATACGACCAACTGGCCGTATCTGGAGGTCAATCCTGACGTCACGGACGGGCAAGGCAGTGTACTGCCGTTGCCGCAACGTGCGCAGCCGCCCATGGCGTCTCAGGGGCTGTTACAAGCCAAGCTGGGCGCGTCGGACGACATCAAGTCAACCACTGGGCAGTACGACTCTAGTCTTGGCGCGACCAGCAATGAGCGGTCGGGCAAGGCTATTCTGGCGCGGGAACGGCAGGGAGACACGGGAACGTATCACTTTGTGGACAACCTGGCGCGTGCGGTGCGGTATGCGACCCGTCAGATTGTCGATTTGATACCGAAAATCTACGATACGCAGCGAATTGCCAGAATTATCGGTCTGGACGGCGAGACCAAGATGGCAAAGATTGACCCCATGCAGCCTGAGCCGGTGCGAAAGATTCAGGATGACTTTGGGGATGTGATCGACATCATCTATAACCCCGGCGTTGGCAAATACGACGTCTGCGTGACCACTGGCCCCAGCTACATGACCAAGCGGCAGGAGTCGATGGACGCGATGTCGCAGATTCTGCAAGGCAATCCCAACCTGTGGGCTATCGCGGGCGATTTGTTCATCAAGAACATGGATTGGCCGGGTGCGCAGGAGATGGCTGCGCGGTTTGCGAAGACGATTGACCCGAAACTGCTGGAAGACGACGACAAGACGCCCGCGCTGTTGCAGGCCGAGCAGCAAATGCAGGCGATGGGGCAAGAGATGGAGCAAATGCACCAGATGTTGCAAAGCATGTCGCAGTCGATGGAAGCCCAGGAACTCAAAATCAAGGCTTATGACGCCGAGACCAAGCGTATTTCCGCTACTATGGCGGGGATGACGCCGGATCAAGTGCAAGACGTGGTGCTGGGCACCATTCACGGCATGATGGAGTCAGGTGACTTGCAAAGCCCGTCCGCAGGTATGCCGGAGATGCCTCAGATGCAGGAAATGCCCAATGAAATGCAGTGAGTTCGTAGGCCTGTTCTTTTTGGCGCGTGATGTGACCCACAGCGTCCATCTGAACACCCGAAGCTATGCCAAGCACAAGGCGTTGCAGGAGTTCTACGAAGGCATTGTGGGCCTTGCCGACGGTTTTGCGGAGGCGTATCAAGGCCGGCATGGTCTGATTGGCCCGGTGTCGCTGCAATCGGCAAAAAAGACCACCAATGTGGTTGAGTTTCTTCAAGACCAGCTGGAAACCATCGAGGGGATGCGGTACGAGGTGTGTGAGAAGTCTGACACGCCGTTGCAGAACCTTATTGACGGTATTGTCGAGCTGTATCTGTCCACCCTCTACAAGTTGAGGTTTTTGTCGTGATCAAAGACGTAACGGCCTGTTATGGCTATCAGCAAATTGTGGCGCCGGCAACAAGCACCGCGTTGACTATTCCTACGCGCAGCAACCAGACTGGCATTGCAGGCACGCCTACGGTCGCGGTAATTGCTGGTTGAGTCTCAGGGCATCCGTTGGCGCGATGATGGAGTGGCGCCTACGGCAAGCGTAGGAATGCCGGTAGCTGCCGGGCGCAGTGTTTATTTACGACGGCGATTTGACCCGGCTTTCGATTTATTCAGGTGGTCCGGATCCGCCACAGTTAATGTGAGTTACTACAAATGAATATTTATGCCCGCTTGGGACTATCCATTACTGCAGCAATTCAAGGCGGCGTCCGCCGCCGAGGACGCCGCGACCTACTGCATCCGCCCGTAATCGTCGGCGGCGTAGTCCGCACGGTTACGCCCACCACGTTCATTGCGGGTGATGCTGTTCGCCACACGATGACGACTGGCGGCAATCAGGTGACGATGCCGTACACGGTGCCGGAATCCGGGTGGAGTTACGCTGCGGCGGCTGGTGGTATTTTGAACACTACGGTTGCGGTGACGGTAAAGGCTGCGGCAGGGGCTGGTCTTCGCAACTACATCACGAACGTTCAGGTCATGGCGGAAGCCCTGGGCGCTGCGACTGAAGTTGCCATCCGCGACGGCGCGGCGGGTACGGTCATCTGGCGCATCAAGGTTCCGACCGGCGGTCTTCCGGCCGCTCAGTTTGATTTTGCCGTCCCGCTAAAGGGCACAGCGGCGACTTTGCTGGAAGTTGTCACGCTCACGGCCTCCGTCACTGGTGCCGTGTACGTCAACTTGCAGGGTTTTGTGGCCCCGTGATATAACTAACGACTAACGTACGGGTGCGATCACCCGGAGGGCGAAATGCCAGATGAATTAGTAGCGGACACCGCGCCGGAACAGGTTGCGACGGCGGCACCTGAACCAGATGTTTCAACGCCGGAAGTTGACGGAGCCCCCAAGACCTTCACTCAGGAGGAATTGGACGAAATCGTCAGAAAACGACTTGCGAGAGAGCAACGCAAGTGGGAACGGGCGCAGCGAGCGGCCCCCGCAGCCCCAGCAGAAGTACCTTCAGCCGACAAGTTTGAGAGTGTTGAGGCGTATGCCGAGGCACTGGCAGCCAAGAAGGCCGAGGAATTGCTGGCAGCGCGAGTGCAGCAGCAGCGGCAAGCTGAAACGATGGATGCGTATCACGAGCGGGAGGAAGAAGCTCGGAACAAGTACGATGACTTTGAAAAAGTCGCGTATAACCCGAATTTGCCGATTACCAACGTGATGGCGGAAACGATTCAGGCTTCCGACATTGGCCCGGATTTGGCCTATTACCTGGGGGCGAACCCCGTGGAAGCAGACCGGATTTCCCGTTTGTCGCCGTTCTTGCAGGCAAAGGAAATCGGTCGGCTGGAGGTCAAGTTGACCACCGAGCCAATGACCAAAAAGGTGTCAACCGCACCGGAACCGATTCAGCCCAACAAGCCGCGTAGCGCGGCGGCGCCCGTGTTCGATACGACTGACCCACGCTCTATCAAGAGCATGACCACCAGTCAGTGGATCGAAGCAGAGCGTCAGAGGCAGCTGAAGCGGCTGGAACGTGCCCGCTAACTGAAAGGAATAACCCGTGGCTAATTCGCTGCTTACGATTGATATGATCACTCGCAAGGCGCTCGAGATTCTCGAGAACAACCTTGTGATCTCGCGGAACATCAACCGCCAATACGACGACAGCTTCGCCGTTGAAGGCGCCAAAATCGGCTCCACCCTGCGTATCCGCCTCCCGGACCGCGCGCTGGTGACCGACGGTGCGGCCCTCCAGGTGCAGGACGACAACGAACAGTACGTCACCCTGCCCGTGGCTTCGCAGAAGCACATCGGCGTCAACTTCACCTCCGCTGAACTCACCATGCAGTTGGACGACTTCGCAGAGCGCGTGCTGAAGCCGCGTATCTCGCAGCTCGCTTCCAGCGTGGACGCGGACGTGGCGAACGCCTACAAGAGCATCTACGCGACTGTGGGCACTCCCGGCACCACCCCGGCGACCTCGCTGGTGCTGTTGCAGGCCCAGCAGAAGCTGAACGAACTGGCTGCGCCTATGTCCCCGCGCTACGCGACCGTCAACCCGGCCGCTAACGCTGGTCTGGTGGAAGGTATGAAGGGCCTGTTCAACCCGGTCAGCACCATCAGCCGCCAGTTCAAGAACGGCATGATGGGCGAAGGCGTGCTTGGTTTCGACGAAATCAACATGTCCCAGTCGATCGTGCAGCACACCACCGGCACCCGCGATGCCACCGCTACGACCACCGTCGGTGCGACCATCTCAACTCAGGGCGCGAGCACCATCACCCTCTCGCAGGGTGCGGTGACCACGACCATCAAGGCCGGCGACGTGTTCACGGTGGCTAACGTCAACGCGGTCAACCCGCAGACCCGTCAGTCCACTGGCTCGCTTCAGCAGTTCGTCGCTACCGCTGACGCTACCGCTGTGGCCGGCATCTGGACGGTCTCGGTGAGCCCGCCGATGTACACCAGCGCCAACGCTCTGGCGACCATCGATTCGCTTTCCCGGTGTCGGGCGCGGCGGTGACCTTCGTGGGCGCGGCCAACACCCAGTACCCGCAGAACCTCGTCTACCACAAGGACGCCATCACGATGGCGACCGCTGACCTCCTGCTCCCGCAGGGCGTGGACATGGCTAGCCGCCAGGTCCACAACGGCATCAGCCTGCGTATCGTCCGTCAGTACGACATCAACAACGACCGTATGCCTTGCCGCGTAGACGTTCTGTATGGCTATTCAGTCATCCGGGCGCCGATGGCCTGCCGCATCTGGGGTTAAGGAGAAAACACCATGCCATTACCTTCAATCGGCGGCGGCTATCAGTTTGGCGACGGCAACGGCAACGAAGCCAACCTCTACGCGCAGGCTGCGCCGCAGACGGCTACGGCCACTGCTACGCTCACCGGCACGCAGTTGTTCACCAACCTGCTGGTAGCCAACCCCAGCACGACTGCGGCGGCTTACACGCTGCCGCTGCCGGCTACGCTGGAAGCGGTTGCGGTGAACGCTCACAACGACAGTGCTTTTGAGTTGATCGTAGTCAACCTCGGCACCGGCGCGGGCGCCATCACCATGACCACCAACACCGGCTGGACGCTGGTGGGCAACATGGCGATTGCGGTCACCTCCTCGGCTCGGTTCCTCGCTCGCAAGACGGGTGACCTTGCCTGGACTCTGTACCGCACCGCCTAAGCCAAACGGAAACGGGGGCCGCAAGGCCCTCGTCCTCCCAATGAACGTCAAGCTGTATCATCCCGTTCACGGCACTGAAAATTGCCATCTCGGAAGCGGAAGAAGAAGCTGATTCCCGCGAGGGATGGTTTAGAGAGGTGAATGAGAATGCAGAAATACCAAAACACACTGGTGGACCTGAACGGCAACGTCATCGCCGGCGCGCAGGTCGAAGTTCAGACGTCTAGCGGCGCGGCCGCATCGCTTTACAGCTCCAACGGCTCGGGCCTTCTTCCTAGCAATTATGTTGTATCCGACAGTCAAGGCGTGTTTTATTTTTATGCGGAGAATGGTCGATACAACCTTCTACTGACTGCCAATCAATTTACGGCCGAGGCCTATTCAGACATTTTGCTGTTTGACCCGGTGGACGCTGGCATTGTTAGCCCATTGACATATGGCGCTGTCGGCGACGGCGTGACTGACGACACGGCGGCTATTCAGGCCGCATTTACGCAGGTAGGAGCCTCGGGGGGCGGAACAGTCACGTTCCCCGCCGGCGTGTTCGTAATTAGCAGCGGACTGACGGTTTACAAAAATCTGAACATCCAAGGAGCCGGCAGAGAAGCCACTATCATAAAGACCCAGCAATACGGCCCTGGCGCCAGCTTTACCGGGCCGGTAGAGAATTACATGCTGTATGGGTCGGATTGCGATTATCTGACCATCCGGGACTTGAGCCTGTATGGTCCGGGCATTGACGCGGCCAGGGGTGGCGGGATTTACATTTCCGTTCCGCCCGGAAACAACCGGCACATGTCTTTTGAAAACCTTCTTATGAAGGATTTTGCCGCCAACGGCATCTACATCAAAACGCCAATTCTGACTTCGTTCAAGAACGTGCGCATAAGTTCGTGCGTGTCGAGCGGCGTATACCTTGATGGGGGCACTTCAACGTGCTTTGACAACTGCATGATGACTAGTTGTCTGGTGGCTGGCATTCGCATGGTGGCTCACACCTATTCTTATGTGATTGCCGGCGGATCTGAAAACAACAGCTATGCTTATAAGCTAGAAGGCAGCAACAACATCACGTTTATTGCCACTGGTTGCGAGGGAATGAAATACCGCTCAAGCGCAGCGCAGTCAGGCGTGTGTTTTCATTTCAGCAATGGCAGGAACAACACAATCATCGGATCCTTACGCCAGCCGGTTTTCCGAAGATCCGACTCTAGACCCTTTGGTTGAAAACACTTTCCTGTACGCGGATGCAGAACGACAACTGACCGTCATCAATTTCCGCGGAAACGTGCCTTCGTTTAGCGCCTCTTCACAGTCCTATAAGGCGCGTCGCAATTATCAATTGCTGAACAACGCCGAAGCCAACCTCATCAACTGCACGTTCCCGTACAACAGTGGAGTTGGAGCCCCACTGAATCCACCTACCGGATATGCGCGTGAAGTGGTCAAAGAGCGTGGATTTCGCCAAGGGTTCTTTCCTCGACTGCATGGCCGGCGTCGCCAATTTCCTGCCGAACACCAGCGCCTCGCTGACTTTGCACCTCGCAGAACATGACGAGCGTTAACCCGTTCATCGTAACTGTATGGCTGTGGGGGCAGAAATTCTTTCGTATGGCGCAACTGCTACTGCGGGCGGAGCTGGCATGTTTACGGATGGGCCTGTTGATTACGCTCGGGCAATCAACCAATCCGATTTCATGGGCGCTGCCGGCTGAGTTCAACGTCTTACCTTTATGTCACCGTGAACACGGACGGCACATTGACTGCCGGGTCCACTACGCTTGCGCCGATTTACCAGTACGCGGGCACGCCCAGCGTTGTGAGCGGCCAAGCGACTTTTGATTACGCCGCGATGAAAATGTACCTGGGGATGGTGCAACTGCAAACGCGGCTTACATTGTGTTTGTGGGGGAAGCGGTGACAAGCGGATCTGGTGTGACTAGCACGGTGCGTTATCAACCGCGCGGTTTCTACACTGAGGTGCAGGCACTGGCTGCATCCACGGGCTACACCGTAAATCACAATCTGGGTCTGCCCGGCAGTCACGATCAAGGCCCGTCTAAAAAACAAGATTGCCGAATTGGGATACTCGCCGGGTGACGTGTGCGAGATTGGCGCCGTGGGCGGCACAGGATTCGCAGGGCGGCCCCGCCCTCACTCGCAATGCGGCATATTTTCGGATAGGGGCGACAGCTCCTTCAGTGGTGCCAATTCCGCCGACCTCAACAGGATCGTACCCTGACGCTTGCAAACTGGGATGTCGAGTTTATCATCCAGAGGAGTTGGTGATGCCGGAATTCATGTTGTTGCTGGCCGTGGAAAGAAACCTCAATACCGATGAAACATTCGTTCTGAAGTATCTGATATAACGTTGTAAGATGTGCATTCGGCGTGGTGGAACCTGACGCTGCCGGTGTTGGCAGTTGTCGCAATTGCAAAAAAGGCTAGCATATGACTTTGCCAATGACCTACGCCCCGGCTCTCGCCTACCGCAGGCGAACAGATTAATGGAGCTTTGCGGCTGATCGGACAGCTAGCTGAAGGCGAAGTGCCCTCCGCAGCAACCTCGATGGACGCGCTGGCCGCGCTCAATCAGATGATTGATTCGTGGAACACCGAGCGCCTGAGCATCTTCTCTACGCAAGACCAAGTGTTTACTTGGCCCGCAGGGGCAATCAGCCGCACGCTGGGGCCTTCTGGCAATTTCGTGGGCAATCGGCCCATTCAGCTGGATGACTCGACGTACTTTCGTGATGCGAGCACGGGTATTTCGTTCGGCATCAAGCAAATCAATCAGCAGCAGTATGACGGGATTGCGGTCAAAACGGTGACCAGCACCTACCCGCAGATCATCTGGCTGAACATGACCTACCCCGACATCGAGATGTATCTTTACCCGGTGCCCACTAGGGCGCTGGAGTGGCATTTCATCTCGGTAGAAGAACTGACCCAGCCCGCCACGCTGGTGACGCAACTGGCGTTTCCTCCGGGCTACCTGCGGGCGTTTCGGTACAACCTGGCGTGTGAATTGGCGCCAGAGTTCGGGGTTGAGCCGTCGCGTACGGTCAGCCGGATTGCGATGACCAGCAAGCGCAACTTGAAGCGCATCAACAACCCGAATGACATTATGGGCTTGCCCTACAGCATCGTAGGCACCCGCCAGCGGTTCAACGTTTTTGCTGGAAATTATTAGTGAAGTCGCCCATCCTTGGCCAAGCGTATGTAGCCCGAAGCGTCAACGCGGCGGACAACCGCATGGTCAACATGTTCCCGGAAGCCACGCCGGAAAACGGCAAGACGGTTGGGTATTTGATGCGGGCACCGGGCCTGCGTCGGTTGGTGACGGTCGGGTCAGGCCCTATCCGAGGCATGTGGCAGTTTGGTGGATACGGCTATGTGGTTCGGGCAACAATCTTTATCGCGTAGACGCGGCTTGGACGCCGACGCTGCTGGGTCCTGTGTCTGGCACCGGGCCGGTCAGCATGTCCGACAACGGCATCCAGTTGTTTGTCGCCTGTAACCCCGCCGGCTACATCTACAACTCGGTCACTGGCGGCTTTGGTCAGATCTCCGATCCGGACTTCCCCGGCGCGGTAACGGTCGGGTACTTGGACGGCTACTTTGTGTTCAACGAGCCCGACTCGCAACGGGTCTGGGTGACGCAGCTTCTGGACGGCAACTCGATCGACCCGCTGGACTTCGCCAGCGCGGAAGGCGCTACGGATAACCTGCTGGCTTTGATCGTAGACCACCGCGAGGTGTGGCTGTACGGCACCAACTCGGTTGAGGTCTGGTACAACGAAGCTGGATCTGCGGACTTTCCTCTGGCCCGCATCAATGGCGCGTTTAACGAAATCGGCTGCGCGGCGGTCTACTCGGTGGCCAAGCTCGACAACGGGCTGTTCTGGCTCGGCGCGCGGACGCTCGGGGAAAGGCATAGTCTATCGGGCGAATGGCTACACCGGGCAGCGCATCAGCACCCATGCCGTTGAGTACGCCATACAGAGCTACGCCACCATTTCCGACGCCATCGCCTACACCTACCAGCAAGACGGGCACTCCTTCTACGTTCTGACGTTCCCAACGGGCAACGCAACTTGGGTCTACGACGTGGCGACCGGCGCATGGCACGAACGCGCCAGGTTCGAGAACGGTCAGTTTTACCGACATCAGTCCAACTGCCAGATGAACTACAACGGCGAGGTGGTAGTGGGTGATTCGGCCAACGGTAACTTGTACGCCTTTGACCTTAACGTCTACTCGGACAATGGCCAGCCGCAAAAGTGGTTGCGCTCCTGGCGCGCGTTGCCGCCCGACGCCAACACGTTGAAGCGCACGGCGCACCACGCGCTGCAACTGGACTGCGAGACCGGCGTATCGGGTCAGGTGATGCTGCGATGGGCGGACGATGGCGGGCACACTTGGTCAAACGAGCATTGGGCCTCGCTGGGCGCGGTGGGGTCTTTTGGCTCGCGGGTCATCTGGCGACGGCTGGGGATGACCAAGAAAATCCGCGACCGGGTGTATGAGGTGTCTGGCACCGACGCTGCGAAGATCGCAATCGTAGGCGCGGAACTCACCATCGGCACCAACGCCTAGCATCCCGTCATCCCGCGTTCCGTTGACGGACGCCCGGAATGGTTTGATCGACCGGTCATGGTACCGCTACCTTTACGACCTGTTCACACGCAGCAATGCCATTATTTTGACACCCGCCCAAACCGTATCGTCGCTGGCCTATGTGGTGGCGGATACCGACGCCGCGCTGCGGTTTACAGACAATGACTGCGTTCTGACTTTGCCACCTCGCGCCAACGGGCGGGTGCTGCTGTTGAGTACGGTGACGGCCAACGCTGTCGTATCCGGCGAGAACAACGTAGTGCCGTTAGGGTCTACGGTGGCGGGGTCGGCAATTCTAGCCGCGACGGCAGGCAAGTTTGCTATGCTTCAGTCCGACGGCACCAACTGGTTAACCTTGCAGGCAAACTGATATGGCAATCCTAAGCCCACTCCCCAAGATGCAGTTCTTCGCGACGTCCGGCGCGCCTCTGGTGGGGGCAAGCTGTATTCTTACGCGGCAGGCACGACGACGCCGCTTGCGACGTATACCGACCAGAGCGGCGCGACGCCCAACACCAACCCGGTGATTTTGAACTCACGAGGCGAGGCTGGCGTCTGGCTGTCGTCCGCGTTGTACAAGCTGAAGCTCACGACGGCGGATGACGTTGAGATCTGGACTGTCGATAACATCAGCAGCGCCGAGACCTTCGGCGTGTCGCAGTTCTTGAGCGGTGTGGGCGGAACAGCCAACGCTGTAACGGCTACGGTCACGTCGCCTAACTTTACTGCTTACGCTGCCGGACAACAGTTTTCATTCGTAGCCGCCGCAACCAACACCGGCGCCATGAGTCTCAATTTGAACGGGTTGGGTGCTAAATCTTTGCTTAAGCAAGGCACCAGCCCTTTGGTGGCCGGCGACGTCAAAATTGGCCAGATTGTGCTGGTTGAGTATGATGGTACGCAGTTCCAGTTTGTCAATTACTCATACGTTCCTGTTGGCACAGGGTTGCAGAACAACTTCAACCGCATCATCAACGGCGGATTCATGATCGACCAGCGCAACGCCGGCGTTTCGATTACCGGAACTTCCGCGTCGTTTATTGCTGACCGGTGGCAGTATTACTTTACCGCGCCCGCCGCCCCCGCGCTGGTAGCCAATATTCAGCAAACCACTTCAAACCCGGGCGCTCCGGTCGCGGCGAAGTTTGCTGGCTTGTGGAATTGCACTACCGCACACGCCACCGTAGCTATCGGAGACCTCGCCTACATTGTTCAGAAAATAGAAGGCTACAACATCACCGATTTGATCGGGCAGACCTTCACGCTATCTTTCTGGGCGCGGTCCAGCAAGACGGGCGTGCATTGCGTTGCGTTCAAAAATGACCCGGTCACGCACTCCTACATTGCGGAGTACACAATTAGCGCCGCCAACACATGGGAATACAAAACCATAACGGTCGCTAACGGATTGCCATCAACAATATCTTGGAACACTACCACCGGAATTGGCTTGTATGCTCAATGGGCCTTGATGGCCGGCGTAACGTATCAGTCCACTGCCGGCGCATGGACCGCAGGTAACTATCTGAGCACCGGCTCGCAGGTCAACCTTGGCGATACTGCGGGCAACACATTTATTTTGACCGCAGTGCAATTGTTTCCCGGGGCCAGCGCCCCGACGTTTGAGAACCGCTCGATCACGACGGAAACGCAGCTATGCCAGCGGTATTATCAGGCTACCGATAATAATTCGCCCAGCGAAATGTATCCGTTTGCCGTTGCGCTCACGACCGACCGCGTTGCGTTCGTCCGTGCAGTTTCCGGTTCCCATGCGCGCGGCGCCAGCCGTTACTACTCTCGCGGGAACCACCACCACCACCGCGCGGGTCAGCCCGTATAACGCGGCGGGAACACCGGTAGTCGGTACGTCAGGATACGCGCCATCATCTGTTTACAAAGGCGGGTACCGCTACCTTGACGGCGCAGGCGCAGCGTTGACTGTCGGAAATTACTACACCTGGACACACAAAGCGGACGCGGAGCTATGACCTATCAGAAACGCGAAAACGGGGTCTTGAGGTCGGATGGGATGTTCATCCCCAACGATCCGGACAACCGGCACTGGCAGGAATATCTGGCGTGGTTGGCCGAGGGTAATGAGCCATCGTGAGCACCACTTACCGCCGGCCAAAGAAGGGGATGTCCGCGTCTTCAAAGGCGTGAAGGTTCGCTTTGGCATGTCGGGTGGGTTCAAGCACGACGAGGACGTCAAGCGGTTCGCGACCTCGGAAGGCGCAGGGCTGTGGGCGCGGGCATACCCCAACTCGCCCACGGTCGAGCAGGACACGATTGCGTGGCTGAAGCGGTACGAGGCGAACCCCAACAACCGCCGAGGCCAGCCGGGTACAACCGGGCGTTCTCTGACGTCAGTTACGGGCGAGACGACGCGCGCCAGCCGGGCTTGCGACGTTAGTTGCGAACAATCCAGGCGTTCCGATTCACAAGCTGTTTGACATGACAGCTCGGAACTATCAGGCGCAGAACGCTTTGCCGCCGCGTGACTTTGACATCATGACGATCCTGGACCCCATCATCATGACCGCGCTGGCCATGATCCCAGTGGTCGGGCCATACGCCAGCTATGGGTATGGGATGATCAAAGGCGGCGTTGAAGACGGCCGCGAGGCGTGGTCAAGGCGCGCTCTCCGCCGCCGGCGCAAACAGCTTAGGCTCGAGCATATCCGCAGGCATTAACTCGGCGGGGAGCCTGTCGAACTATGTCAGCAACATAGGCTCATCCATCGCCAACGCCCCCAGCAACGCGCTAAACTACCTGCGGTACGGCCCTGAGATGACAAGCGCGCAGTTCGCCAGCAGTATGCCGAGTTGGGTCTCCGAGGGGGCTGCGGCCGGCGCGTCTGGCGCCATGCGGGCGGGGCTATCGGCGGGGTCAGCAGCCGCAGGATTCGGGGGCCGGACGACTTCCGGCAATTCGGTACCGGGGGCCAGAGCGGCGCCGGGTACGATTCCAGGCGCAACATCAGGCGGCGGTTTGACGACCGCTGCGGGCAGCGGGACAGGAGGCAGTATGGGTTGGTTTACCGACATGATGAATGACTGGGGCGTAAGCAAGGGCGACTTGTTGCGCGCCGGGGTAGACCTTTACTCAGGCATGCGTGGAGCGGACGCTACGCGGGAAGCGGCGCGGATGCAGAGCGAAGCCGCGCAGCAAAGCGGGAACATCCAGTCGGGGATTGCGAACCGTCAGATTGACCTTGCCCGTGAGATGTTCAACAAGCAGCTTGAGTTGGCTGCGCCGTTTCGGCAGAGCGGACTGAACGCTACGAACCGCCTGAGCGAACTGCTGGGCGTAGGCGGCAACACCAAGGCGCCGGGGTACGGCTCGCTTGGGCGCGGGTTCACGATGAAGGACTTTGAGGCAGACCCCGGCTATGCGTTCCGGTTGAGCGAAGGTCTGAAGTCGCTGGATCGACAGGCCGCGGCGCGCGGTGGGCTCATCTCTGCAACGCGCTGAAGGCCGCACAGCGTTATGGCCAGCAGGAGGGCGCGCAGGAGTACATGAACGCCTTCAACCGCTTCCAGACGAACCGTACGAACCTGCTGAACCCATTGCAGAGTCTTGCGGGCGTTGGTCAGACGGCGAACACCACGCTGATGAACGCAAACCAGAACTACGGCACCAATGTCAGCAATGCTCTGACCAATCAGGGCAACGCGCTGGCCGAGTCTACGCGGCTGGCGGCGGATGCACGCGCCTCGGGGTACCTGGGCGGGCAGGAGAGCTGGAACCGTGCGATTAACAGCGCGATTGGCCGAACGATGAGCGACGAAGACTTGATCTCCTCAGATATCTCCGCAGCCGGATTACCTGATATGCCGCTAGACCCTACCCTTGTTCGCGGGCTGACCCCTATTGGTTTCCTCAGCGCGCGCCGGAGGACAAGCTGAACCAGCTTGCCGCCATCATGCGGATGGAAGAGTTCGACCAGCAACGCGCAGGCCAACGCGCTGGCGCGCCAGGAGTCCGCGCGGAAGCAGGAAGAGGCCAACATGCTGCGGCAAGCGACGCAGGGGATTGACCCGTCAAAGCCAGAGACGTGGAACCCTTTGCTTAAAGCGGGTGGGTCTGGCGTAGATCTATACAAGTCGCTGGGCGAAGCGCGCAAAGCCGAGCAAGCTGGTTCACTTGAACGCGCCAAAGTAAAATGGAGTTTTTCAGAACCAACTTGCTGCCCATGGCGAATACGCCGGATGCGCTTCGCAAGTATGTGCTGGCGCTGCAGCATAGATCCTGAGTTAGCCCCCTTGGTGGGCGCCACAGGCGACGAAAATTCGCGATGCAGGAATTCGACACGGCGCTGCAAAACGGCAGTCTTGACCAAGTAAAATGGCGCTGTCGGGCGCCACGCCGGACAAATGGGAAGACCTCCAGCTTAGACGTAAACAGCGGCTGGTGGACGAGCGTCGGATAGGGCTGGACGAGGAAAAGTTCGCGTTTGAGCGGGCTAACCCTGGCCTTGAAATCAAGGAAACTCCGCAAGGTCTGGTCGCGGTTGACAAGCGCACGGGCGCAGCTCGGAGCGTTACGCTCGACGGTCAGACAATCGAAAGCAAGGATTCGCCTGAGTATCAGGCCAAAGTCGCAGGCGCCAAGAAAGAAGCGGAACTTAACGTGCAGTCTGTTGCAGAACAGGCGGCACGCAAACGCGGCGCGACGCAAGTGTTGTCCGCGCTCGACATTACCGCTGACAAGCCGGATGCGGAAGACCGCATCTCTACGCTCATTCAAAAGTCTACCGGCGGGCTTGTGCAACGAGGTGTTTCGGAAAATCCCCGCGCAGTGGGCCTCACCACTTCGGGTCGGCAGGCTATCTCTGAACCTGAGACGTTGGCGACCAGCACCACGCTGGACCTGCTTAGCGGCAAAGTAGGCGCGGGCATCTCCAACGCCGACCGTGACTTTTTCTTAGCCACGCTGGGAGATATCGCCAACCCTAACAAGCCCGCACAAGAAAGACTCGCCGCATGGAATCAGGCCAAGATGCGGCTGATGCGTATGAGCCGAGACTCTGAGAAGTTTTCGACGCCGGCCGCTGCGCCGGTGGTGATGCAACTACTACGAAAAGCTACGTTTACGTTCCTGGCCAAGGAATGGTGCCGAAATGAATACAGTGGATATTCCGGGCGTAGGTACGGTCACTTTTCCGGCGGAAATGACGCCGGATCAAATTCAGACTGTTATTGAAACGGAAATACTACCAAAGAGTAAATCTGCGGCGCCGCCGGGCATGGCAGGGCTAGCGGGCTTGAGCCTCAATGAAGTCCGGCGCCGCTTCGCCTTTTCAAACCGCCCGCGACGTAGCGGCGGGGGTTGCGGGCGGTGCGGTTCCGCTTGTCGGGATGACATTAGGCGAGTCAAAGGAAGAAATGAACCAGCGCCGCGCGGCGATTCAGCGCGCTACTGGCGGCGACCCCAATTCAAGCGGGTACTCATTAGGATCCTTTGGCACTCAGTTTGGACTGCTGGCCGGCGCCGGCAATGTGCTGGGCGGCGGCGCGCGGGCGCTGGGGGCGGCGCCAGAGGTCATCTCTGCCTTGCAGGCTGGCGGTTTCGCCAGCAAAGCGCCATGGTGGGCTCGCGCTGCGGGCGGCGGCGCTGGCGGCGCGCTATCGGGCGGCATGATGGAGCCCAGCGAGCCGGCAAGCGGCGGTGCGGGCGGCGCTGTGCTCGGGGCGACCGCATCGATGTTGCTTCCGTATCTTGGGGCTAAAGCCATGGGCGTGGTCAACGCGCTATCCCCCCGGCACGCGCAGAACGTCATCAACAGCATTTACTCCAAAGCGTTTAACAATGACCCGGCCAAGATTCAGATGGCTGAGTCGCTGGCGGCGCAGGGGCGCAACCGCAGAACAGATCCGCAGTAGCTACGCAATCCCCGGCGTTTGCGGTATTGGTGGCCCAGTCCAAGAAAAGCACGCAAGCAGTCAACCTGCTCGCGTTTGACGTGGAGACGGCGCGCGACACCGCGCTGGCGAACACGCTTGCGGGTGCGGAGAACGTAGTCGCACCGGCAGCGACACGCGCGCAGACCGCAGCGCAGAGCAGCGGCGCGCTGCTACCGGAAGTCGCGCCTGAGCGGCCCTGGCGCCGAACTGCTTCAAGCGGCGAAAGCGGAAAAGAAGGCCGCGCGCGACACGATAATCCGCCCCGCGTATGAAGCTGCTTTCAAAGCCGCCGGGGAAACGCCGAACATTGATGTCAGCACGCTAGTACGCGACTTCGCTAAAATTGCAGGGTCGCCGTCTGCCAAATGGAGACCAACTGACGTGCCGTCTCAAGTCGGGGCTACGCTCCGCAGCTTCAAGACGCGGAAAGAACAGTTAGGGTTTATGGAGTCTAGGGCGGCGAAAGATATTCCGCCTACCGCATCTCTGCGCGAAATGGACGGGCTCGGAGCGCAATTAACGAAGAATCGCGGAATGCTGCCGCATTGGGGGACGCTAACCGCGCGAAAATCTTAAATGAACTTCACGATTCTATTGATAACGCTGTAGAGAAAAGCAACCTTTCGCAAACGGCAAAAGATTTGTACGGCGACGCGATAACGAAATATCGCGAAGATTTTATGCCTCGGTTTAAGACCGGAGAGCAGGTGGACGTTTTTCGCCAGGTTCGTAACCAGCCCGGGGTTTTGCCGGAAGACATGATTACGAAGTTCATCCAGCCTGGCGGCGAACAAGGTGCGATTAACTTGGTGAAGATGATCGGAGACAACCCGCAAGGCAAACAAGCCGCCACCCAAGGGCTGAGCAACTGTTTCGCCAGAAGGTAGTCAAAAACGGCGTCATTGACCCCAAAGCCGTAAACAAGTTTATGGCTGACTACAAGCAGCCGCTGGCAACGCTGGAAGCCGCCGGTATCCGACTTGCCCCCACGGCGTCAATGGCGCGTCAAGAAGCAATCGCGCTCCCGGCCGAGGCAAAGCGTCTGACTGACCAAAGCAACACCATTGCTCAGCTAAAACAAGAAATCGCAGTCAAGCCAAACAGCCCCGCTGCAATTCGGTCCTTGGCTGACGCGGAAGCCGCCATTGCGGATGTGTCCGCCGCGCTTCAGGATAAGCAGAAGTTCCTAAAACTGGTGTCGTTTGGCTCTGGCGTAGACGAGAAATTGATGAATCTTGGCGTAAGCGGGCCAATCAAAATCCCGGTCGGGATCACAACTGAAATCCTCTATAACAACGTCAATCGATTCCTGCGCGAGCGCCTTAGCGCCAAAGTAGCCGATAAAATCGGGCGTGAGTTGTTGGACTCCGGGGCGCTTGAAAAGGCTCTCCAGAACCTAAGAGGGCAATCGCCAGTACCCCAGAATACGCTGGCGCAGCGCGCAGTTGGGTTCGCCAAGAAGGCCACCCCTAACGCTCTGCTGACGCTGCCGATTGAAGATTAGGACAAACTCCCAATGACCACCCGGCTTTGCTGCGGTATAAGGAGACTTTGATGAGCTGGGTGCTGGATATGCAGGGTGTGATCAACGCGGCACTTGGCGCGCTCATCACCGTCATCGCGTGGCTCGCGCATGAACTGTGGTCGGCGGTTAAGGAGCTGAAGGCTGACCTGTACAAGCTGCGCGAAGACTTGCCCCGCACTTACGTCCTCAAGGAGGACTATCGCCGGGACATCTACGAGATGAAAGACATGCTCGCCAAAATCTTCGACAAGCTGGACGGGAAGCAGGACAAATGACACTTGGCGAGAAACAGAGACTTTTCACCCGCCTAGTCGGAAGGCTCATCGAATGGGCCTACGCGCAGGGCTACGAACTCACGTTTGGCGACGCATACCGCAGCCCGGAGCAGGCGCGCATGAACGCGCAGGTGGGGAAGGGGATCGTGAACTACTCGCACTGCGAACGCCTGGCGATTGACCTCAACCTGTTCAACAACGGCGTCTATCTGCTCCGCACCGAGGCCTACGAACCACTAGGCGTCTACTGGGAGACGTTTAGGCGCCGAGCTGCCGCTGGGGCGGGCGGTTCTCGCGCCCGGACGGCAACCATTTCAGCATCGCGCATGGCGGGCGCAAGCGATCGGCGACCTCATCGCCGGCCTGCTTGGCAAAGTCCTCGACCGCGCATGGCCCGACCCAACCAGAAAGCAGCAGCCGCGCAGGCCCTCGCGGAACTCCAGCAGGCGGGCGAGTTCAAGCGCCTCGATGTCGAACTCGCAGCAATGCAGGCGCAGACCAACATCAACGCCGCCGAGGCCGCTAGCACCGACCCGTTCACCAGCCGCTGGCGCCCGTTCATCGGTTGGGTGTGCGGCGTTGGCTTTGGCTGGAACTTCATCGGCCTGCCCATCGCCCGCGTGGCGTGCGACCTAGCGGGCCATCCGCTAGCGATTGCCCCCGCCGATATGTCCGAGATGATGCCGATTCTTCTCGGGATGCTCGGCCTGGGCGGGCTGCGGACGTATCGAGAAGATGGCCGGGAAGGCATGACGTTCTTCGTCATCCTGTTCGCCGCGCTGGCCGACCGTATGCGTGGCGGTTTCCCGGAGCGCCGCTTCTGGGGCCGTGACATCGTCCGCATGGCCGCTTGGTACGCCAGCGGCGCGCTGGTCGCCATGCTCATCCGCCCCGACTGGTGGTGCCTGCTGGCCGGCGTCCTGTACGCCCAAGGCGACCGTCAGGACATGTCCGTCATGGCAGAACTCATCCGCCCCGACGGAAAACGGCTGAAAGGCTGGCTGGGGCAGTTCCGCATTGGCGCGGTTTTCGCCGCCTGCGTGGCGCCGATGCTGGCGGTTGACCTAGCCTACTGGCCGATGGTCGTGGCGGCGGGGTGGCCCCTGCGCTGGGCGCTATCGCCGCGCAGGGGGTGCCGGTCAGCAGTCGATGGGCTTGGATGGAGGTCGGCCGGGGGGCGGCGGTGGCGGGGCTGGCGGCGCTCCTCGCGCGATAAGCCGCTCGATGTACCAGCGGGCCTTCCGCAGGTCTTCGATCCCGCCCTTGCGCTTCCACCGCCACAGGTACTTGATGGCGTTGGCGGTGCATACCGCCTCGATGCCCGTCCAGACCGACGGTGGCGGCCTCCAGCGCGTCAATGCACTCGACCCCACCGGCGGTGTAGTGGGGCGGGTGGTTGACCGAGTCGGTCATGCCATCAGTTCCTTACGCTCGCGCTCGGCGCGCATCGCGCAGAACCGCTGGTGCAGCCGCAGCATGACGGTCACGCGGCGCCGGCCTGCGTGTTCCTCCATCAGCATTTCCTTGATTTCGTTCTCGGTCATGTTCGGCATGTCTGCCAGCAGTTTTCGCCAGGTCTTCATTTCAGCGCCTCCAAGGCAATATCGGACAGGTTTCGTTTGTCGTGCAGCGCGCGCCAGATGGTCTGGTCTATCGTCTGCTGCGCCAGAAGGACATAGCACCAGACGGCGATGTTGCTGCCCGCTGCGATGCAGCCGGCCGACGGTCTGTTCAAAGAGTTCCAGTGACCACGGCAGCGACAGGAACACAATCTTGCTCCCGCCCTGCTGCAAGTTGAGCCCGTGCCCTGCTGATTTTGGGTGCAGCAGCAAGATAGACACTTTCCCGCAGTTCCACCGCTGAATGGCTCGGTTGTCATCTAGGGTCACCGCCATAGCGCCGTACCGCGCCTTGAGCGCGGCAAGTTCCGCCTGAAAATTGTAAACGATTATTGTAGGTGCGAACTGATTTTCCGCAAGCAATTCGTCAAGCCTTTCCAGTTTATGTTGCGAGTACCAGTGGGTGTTGCCGTCAACGTAGACGAACCCCGCCGACAACTGCTGGAGCTTGTTCGTCACGCTGCCGGCGTTGAGCGCCACGGCCCTGGCGTCCGGCAGATCAGCCACAAACTGCTTTTTCATGGAGTCATAGGGCGCCCGATCCAACAGCTTGGTGTGAACCTCTACCACATTGAGCGGAGGCAGCGTGTCGGCGTATACGCCCGCTTCTAGTAGAAAGGTCGCCGGCTTGATGCGTGCCATCACCTTCTCAAGAGAACCCGGAACCGGCGCCCATTCGTCAAACTCACGGCTGATGCAGGTGAAGTACTGTTGCAGGAAGGCGCCCTTGCTGCGGCCGAGCAGGGACTGGTCGACGATCTTGCACTGCCCGAACACATCCTCCAGCCCGTTGGACTGGTAAACGACCCGGTCAGGCCCCACCGCGTCTCGATGTTGCCGATCGACCTTCTCAAACGCCTTGAACCGCTTGCCGCTCGCTGTTCTTCAGCCGGGTGAGTTCGTCGAACACCACAGCGTCGAAGGCCAGCGGCTGCTCGGCCAGCCATTGCAGGTTGTCGTAGTTGGTCACCACGACATGCGCGTCGGCGCGGCCAGCGCCGCCAGCCGCTGGGCCGGCGTGCCAATGCGGCCAGCGACATGAGCAGCCCCGGCGCCCATTTGACGGCTTCCACGGGCCACACGTCGGTCACGACGCGCTTGGGAGCTACCACAAGGAAACGACGCACGTCGCCGCGCCAGATTGCGTCTTGCATGGCCGTGAGCGTGGTGGCTGTCTTGCCGGCGCCTACGGGCGCCAGCACCATAGCGCGGGGGTGCGGGTCAGGAACTGGGCTGCTGCCAGTTGATAGGGTCGGAGATCCATTGGTCTACATCCTCTTTGGTCCACAGGACCGTATAGTTTTGTCCCAGCCGGCGCATGTCCTCCGCAAAGACCTTTTGCAGCTCAGACAGGCGCCCGCCGGTTGTTTTGAGTTCAATGAACCACGTCTGGCCGGGCAGGCAGACGATGCGGTCAGCCACGCCCCGATGGCTCAGGCTGGCGAACTTATACGCCACCCCGCCGGCCGCCTTGACGCGCTTGACCAAGTACTGCTCGACGACCTTCTCACTCATCGCGCTTCGCCGGGCTGTTCGCCTGGTGCAGCAGCCACCGCTCGCCCAGCCAGTCCAGCGCCGCGCGGCGCTTTTCGTCAAGGTCGGGCGCTTCGTCCCGAACCGGCGCCTTGAACAGCAGCGCCTCGATAAACTCGTTGTCAGTCATTTGCAATTCTCCTTCCTGCGCTCAGGTATCTCATTCCTGTCCCCTTGCGCGGATGGCGGCAGCCAGCAGATGCCCCGCCTCGTCCTCGCACACTTGCGCGCACGCCTCGCGCTCGGCTGCGAGCATCGCCTTGAGCGCATCGCGCTCTTTGGTCATTGCCAGCAATCTGGCCTCGGGCGTCCCAAGATAAAACGCATTGATCTGTGCTTGCTGCGCTGCCAACTCGACGGCGCACTTTCTCCGCTCGGCAGCGGCGACGAGGGCGGCGAAGCGTTCGATGTCAAGCGGGTCGCCGCCAGCCTCCCGCGCCATGCGGATAATGTCTTCTCTGGTCATCGCTCACCCCTTGCTCGAATGGCTTTGAATACGCATCCAATGGATGCGTATATTCGTCCTCCGGCTTCGTCTGCCAAAGCAGCTTGATGCATCTCTTCCCGTTCGGCAGCGGCGACAAGGCGAGCGAAACGTTCGACATCGCTGATGTAGAAAACCCAGCGCACGTCAAAATCTGAAGGCCAGCCGCCCGCCTCTCTCGCCATGCGGATGATGTCGTCTCGGGTCGTCATTCAGTCATGTCCTCCAACTCCGAATCCCGATCCTGCGTGCGCTCCACAATCCTCAAAATTCTCAGCAAATGTAAATTGGTCAAGGGAATTTCTCCATTTTCTCACCGATTTCTCAAGAATGTCCACAAGAATTTCTTCAAAAGTCATTTCTGCTCTCCGTTCAGCATTCGATGCACATCCTGCAGCAACATCTTGTACTCCACCATCTGATGAAACACGTCGCGGTAGTTCGCCCAGGCTTGGTCTGCCCTGCGCTGCTCCTCAGCCAGCAGGATTTCCAGTTTGGCAATCTCTCCGTCCTTGGCGACGGTCATGCCTGCCCCCTTGCGCGGATTCGCCACCGCGCAGTCACGTGTGATAAACAGATGCTCCAATGCTGCGCGATCCCACGCTCCAACCCAGCCGTGCGGCGTCTCGGCCAGCCAGCGCACCGGCGCACATCGTTGCGCCTTCTTCGTTCGGCGGCTTGATGTCAAGCGCCATAGGCTTGGCCCGCTGCGCGCACGCCTCGCGCTCGGCTTTGGCCGCAGCGCGCCAGCCTTCCCAAGCCCAGAACGCTGGACTGCCCAGATAAAAGGGATTGCCCGGCGTTCCAGATTTGTCACCGGAATCCCACCACGCGTGGAACTCCTGTGGGATTTCATCCCATGCTTCTTGACTAGTCATCTCTCTCTCCTTTTGTGATCGCCCAGCGCCTCTTGCCAAGTAACGCCCTTACTGTAGTTCTGCTGGTACACCAGCCTGATTGCCCGCTTCACCACGTCCGGCTGCTGCCGCCTGGCGCGCACCTCTTTCGCCGTCAGCGGCTCTGGGCGCGGCTTGTCGGCCTTGTTGCCCCAGCGGTAGACCGGCATCCAGTGCCGGTAGGTGCGGTCCCAGTTCGCAGATGTGGATCAGTTCCAGCGACCACAACTCGCGCAGGTGCCGGTAGGCGCAATTGGGCGCACAGCCCAGTTCCGCCGCCACCTCTAGGATGGTGTAGGGCTCGTTGTGTTCCTTCAGGAGCCACAGCACTTGGTACCCGGCGAACCGCTTCGCCTTCGTGTTAGTCCGTGCCATTGATTTCCTCCACTGCCTGCCGCAGACGGTCCAGCGCCGGCGACCTCGCCCGCAGCCCACCGTCGCGCCACCGCGACACCTTGCTCGGCAGCACTCCGCATCGCCGACCAATGTCGGCTGCGGTCATGCCGCTATCCAATAGCGTCAGCACAAGGTCGCTGGTCTCCATTGCGCGCCGGGCGGACGTCCAGCAGCGCCTCCAGCGCGCTGTAGATATCTGGCCGGCACGTCGTGCAGTTCCCACTTGGCGAGCTTGCGCGAGTCCACCCCCACGACCGTCCGCAGCGCGGTGCGCGTCCAGCCGGCCGGTGACCAGCCGCTGGATGAGCGGCGTCAGCACCGGCGGTGCGGTGGTCAGCGGTGGGCCGTCGAGGTTCCAGCGCACGCGCCAGGCGCGGCGAGGCAGGCCCTTGGCCTCCAACTGGTCGGCCAGGGCCATTGCCTCGCGCCACTCTCGGTCGCTGGCGAAGTGAAGCCGGAATGCGTCACTCATCGTACGGGTCCACATAAACTTCATCCTCAATGAGGACGTCCAGCGCGTCGTCCAGCGCTTCAAAGACGTCGCCGCCGGGGAAGGTCGCGAGGTGCCAGGTGGTGTACTCCGCGTGCTGTGGCCGGCGTCGCGCGCCGGAACTCGCTGACCCGATGGAACCCCAACTGATGCAGGAAGCCCCGCACTCTCAATGCGTCAATCATCGCCAAGCACTCCCATGATCTGTTCGTCCACGTTCTCGGCCACCCGCCAGTTCTCCAGCTTGTGGTCCAGCCACCGCGCCCGCCGACCGCGCCGGTCGAGCAGCACGTAATTGAACTCGATTGTTCGGGGCTCATGCCACCCGTCGCCCGCGCGGTAAACCGACCCGACCCGCGCAATGGCCGGGATGCCGGCCACCCTCACTTCAACTTCCATCACGCCACCTCCAGCCAGTAATCGGATCCAATGCGAGCGCCGTCCTTGTCCGCGTTCCGCATCCTCTGAATCATCTCGACCGACCGCCCGATGTCGCGGGGGTTAGTCATGACTGAGTAGATGACCGGGCCATGCCCAGCCGGCAGGTAGCGGTAGTCCCGGCACCAAACCTTGTAAACCTGATCCTCGGTCGGCATCAACCAATACTCTTCGCCGCCGACAATCTTGGAACTGCCCCGCAGGATAGCCAGCGTCCGGGTGGCGCCCTCGATATCGTAGGTGCCCAGTTCAACCTCCATCGACGGTCCGGAGCCCGGGTGGTAAAGCCGCATCATCACCGTGTAGTTCATTTTCGCGTCTCCTTCGTTGGTGTGGGTGGCACTGTAGCAGTGTCACGAACATGTTGACAAGCCCTTCGCGGGTCGGCACGATGCGCCTCACCAACAACGGAGGTCCCATGTCCACAGCGCCGTTCAATCGTCGGCGGCAGCACCGCCAAGCGCGTCATCAACTGCCCCGGCAGCGTGGCGCTGGTCGGCCAGGTGCCGCCCGCGCCGTCTAGCCCGTACGCGGAAGAAGGCACCCTGCTCCACAACGCCATTGCGGCGATGCTGGAGGGCGCACAGCCGGAGGTCAGCCCGGAACTGATGGAGTCCAAGCTGACGCCCGCGCTGGCGGCGCTGGACTACCTCGACCCGTTCAAGGACGGCGAGTATTGCCGTCGAGTCGCGCGTTGAGTTCGGTGACGACATTCCCGGCGCGTTCGGCTAGCGCCGACCTTCTCATGCGCGTCGGCAAGATTGCGTACGTCATCGACTGGAAGTTCGGCTCCGGCGTCGCTGTCGAGCCGGAAGCCAACGAACAGCTGATGTTCTACGCCGCTGCAGCCATGCGGACGCCGGAAGTGCAGTGGGTGTTCGACGGGGCGGAGACCATCGAACTGGTCATCATCCAGCCGCCGCACGACGCCAAGCGTTGGGCCGTCACCCGCGAGCGGCTTGACCTGTTCGTTCGCGACTTCGAAGGCGGCTGTGCGGCTCGCCCAGGCAGCCGCACGCGCCGCCAAGGCCGGTGAGTGGTGCCGGTTCTGCCCGGCCAGAGCCCATCTGCCCGCAGCAGACCGGGGCGGCGGAGCGTGCGCTGAAGGTCCAGATGGACGCCGTTGACGTCCGGCAGTTGGGCGCGCATCTCCGCCTGGCGGATATGGTGGAGGACTGGAGCAAGAGCGTGCGCGGTTTGGCTTTACAGATGTTGGAGTCCGGTGTTACGGTGCCCGGGTACAAGCTGGTTGCCAAGCGCGCCACCCGGTCATGGGTGGACGAAGCGGTGGCGCTCGGGGCGCTCAAGGCGCTCGGGGCGGAAGAATCTGAACTGGTTGAACTGCGCTCTCCCGCGCAGGTTGAGAAGGCGCTCAAGGCGCGCAAGCTCAAGCTGCCGGGGGAATCTCACGGTCTCGATCAGTTCCGGTCACACGATGGCGGTTGAGGATGACCCTCGGTCGGCCGTCGTGCTCATCGGGCAGCAGGTTGCTGCGGCCCTTAGTAAACTTCAGTGAGGAGACAGTCATGTCTAGTTTGGTGAAATTCGCAGGCGCTGGCCTGCCCTCCGCTGAGTCCGTGAAGACCTGCTGTCCGCCGACCTCAAGACCCTTGACGCGGGCGGGGGGCTGGATGGTGTTGCCATCCTGAGGATGGACAAGACCGGACGCTGGGTGTTCGGCGCCGACCATACCGAGGTCGAGTCCGACAGCGATTGGGCTGTCAACCCGTTCTCGTTTTTGCATGGGTTCATCGCGTGGGGCGAGTGGCGCAGCCGTTGGGCGAGGCCGATGGTGCCGGTGTCGGAACCGCTGCCCGAGATGGGCGCGGCCCCGGCGGGGTCGCAGCGGGGGTGGAAGAAGCAGATCGGATTCAGCCTCCAGTGTTTCGTCTGGCGCTGACGAAGGGCTGGAATGCCGGTATCACTGGTGACCTCGGTTGGCGGAAAGAAATCGGTGCAGGAACTGGCGATTGCCATCGCGCATCAGGTGGACAAAGACCAGACCAAGCCGGTGCCGGTGGTGCGCCTGAAGAAGGACCACTACCAGCATAAGAGCTACGGGCGAATCTTCACGCCGGTGTTCGAAGTCACCGGCTGGATGTCGCTGGGCGAGCCCGGACGCCGAGCCGGCCGCAGACATCGGTCGCCGTCGCCGCCTCGCGTAATCCAGCATCAACCTGAAGGAGAACGGGGCCGCAAGGCCCCGTTTTTTCTATGACTCTTTGGATTGACTTCGAAAAAAATCAGAATGCAGCCTGACTGACGCAGGCGTCTACGGCTACGCCATGCACCGCTCAGACCGAGGTACTGTGCATGTGCTACGCCTTTGATGACGGCGACGTCCAGACATGGGCGCCGGGCCAGCCGTTCCCGCAGGACGTGTTCAGCTACGCCGGTCCCATCCATGCTCACAATGCGACGTTCGAACGTCTCATCCTGTGGTACGTTCTCCAGACCGACCACAAGTTGGAACAGTTCGTCTGCACCGCCGCGCAGGCCCGCGCCAACTGCGCACCTGGCAGCCTTGAGGACATCGGGCGGTTCATCGGGCGCCGGGATGCGCAAGAACCACACTGGCGCCGGCGCTCATCCGCAGGTGCTGCGTCCCGCCGTTCAGGCACACCGAGCAGGACTTGGCCGACCTGTTCGCCTACTGTCGCGCAGGACGTGCGCGCCATGCGTGAGTCAGCCGGTTGCTGCGCGCCGCTGTCGCCGGTTGAGCTGGCCGACTACCACGCCAACGAACGCATCAATGACCGTGGCGTGCTCGGTGGACGCGGCGTCTGGCGCGCGCAGCGACACAGTACGCCGAGCGCGGAGACCATGGACATCCAGAACCGCGTGTGGGAGGTGACCAAGGGCCATGTGCTGTCCGCCCGCTCGCCGGCCATGCGCGTGTGGGTGCTGGACCGCCTGACGCCGGAGCAGTTGGACTTGACCGAGGTCAACGGCAAGGCCTGCATGGACAAGTCGCGCGCGCCAACTTGCTGGCTTGCCGATGACCTTGACCCCGGACGTGCGCGAGGTGCTGGAGTGCCGCGGACGCCATCTGGTCGTCCAGCGTCGCGAAATTCGGCAGGATGGCCAATCTCGCCGATGAAGAGGACAGCCGTCTGCGCGGTGCGTTCGTGCTTGCCGGAGGCTCCGCTACCGGCCGCGCTGCGTCCTACGGCGCGCAAGTGCATAACCTGCCCCGAAAGGTCGCCAAAGACCCTGTGGGCCTGCGGCAGGCCATCGTGCGAGGACACGCCTTGCCCGATGGTGTCGGGCAGACACTGAAGTCCATGTTGCGGCCGGCGCTCATCCCGCGCCGGGGCACGTCTTCATCGGCGCGGACTGGTCGGCCATTGAGGGGCGGGTGCAATGCATGGCTGGCGCAGTCGCCTGCTGGCGAGGAAAAACTGGACGTGTTCCGGTCTGGCCGCGACCCCTGATATCGGTGAACGCTGCGGCTACGTTCGGCGCGGCGTATGGCGCGTTGGCCGCTGCCGTGCAGGCTGAGGACCCAGAAGCCGTACAGCGGCGGCAGGTCGGCAAGGTTCAGGAACTGGCGCTTGGGTTCGCCGGGGCGTCGGCGCCTTTGCGGCGATGGCGCGGGTTACGGCGTGACCGTCGAGCAGCCAAAACGCATTGTGGCCGCATGGCGCGAGGCGAACCCGTGGGCGCCGGTGTTCTGGCGGCAGCTGGAGGACGCCTACCTGGCCGCCATGCGCCGCCCAGGTGTGGAGCAGACCGCCGGCCGCGTGACCTACCTGTTCGACGGAAAACATCTCTGGTACATGCTGCCAAGCGGGCGTGTGCTCTGCTATCCGTTTGCCAAGCTCGCCGACGAAGGGCTAACCTACGCGAAAGCAGCATGGAAACCTAAGGCGGACGCGACGGAATGGCCGCGCGCCAGACTTTGGAGTGGCATTGCGTGCGAGAACGTCGTGCAGGCCACCGCGCACGACCTGCTGCGCGAGGCATTGCGGGTGCTGGATGATGTGGTTCTGCACATCCACGACGAAATCGTTCTGGAGGTGCCAGAACCCGCCGCTGAGACCGCCGCTCGGCGGCTGGAGACCGCCATGCAGACGCCGCCCGCATGGGCCGAGGGCCTGCCGCTGGTCGCGAAGGCCAAGACGTTGTTGCGATTCGGCAAGTGACAAAAAAAACCCCGGCGTGTGAGGCCGGGCAGAAACCAACAAGAGGAGGATCAACGTGAGCGATTATGCCCGGTTCACAGAATGGTACGCAAGCCTTGCGCCAGCAGGCGAGACCGCGCTGGTGCTGCGCCAGAAGCCCGTCCGGCCCCCGGCGCTGCACGCCGACGGCAGCCCCAAGTGCGTTTTGTGCCGCTTCTACCCTCGGCAAGAGTTGACCCGTCAGTGGTCGGTGTTCGGCAACACCGGCAGCTTCATCATTCGATCGATTCCCGGATGGCCGCCCGGTTGCGCAGGCGCGGTGCGTGGAGTACCCGCTCGTGATGATGTTGGACGACGTCGGCACCAAGTCAAAAGTTCCGCCAGTGCCGCCGACATGGGTCATGGAGTCAAGCCCGAACGATTACCAGTACGGCTACGCCTTCGCCGAGGACGGCGTGCCGACCGGAGCGCAGTTCGTCCAGACCGTCAAAATTTTGGCGGAACTAGGCTATACCGACCCCGGCGCTGGCGGGCTGGTTAGAAACTTCCGGTTACCGGGGTCCATCAACCTGAAGCGCGGCGGTTTCGCGGCGCGGCTGGTGGAGTTTCACCCCGACCGCCAGTTCAGTTACCTCGCGTTGTGCGACGGCTTCGGCATCGCCCCTGCATCGCCCGACGATGCGCGCGCCAGCTGGTCGCCCATCGCCGCGCTGCCCGACGATGGCACGGACGACGTGTGGGCGTGGTTGTTGGCGCAAGGGCTGGTGGCGTCTCGCCCGAATGCCGAGGGTTGGGCGGCTGTGGTGTGCCCAAACGCAGCCCAGCACACCGATGGCAACCCTGAGGGGCGGTACTCGCCGGCCAATCGGGCGTTTTGCTGCCTGCATGGGCATTGCGTGGGCTTGGACTCTCGGACGTTTTTAGACCTGGGTGGCCGAGCAGGGGGTCCGAAAACGTGAGCCTGGGCTGCGGGATGAACTGCTGACAGCCGCCATGGCCAGCGCGGTGGCGCGGTTGCCTGCTGCCGCTCCGATGGCCGATGCGGCCGCCGCGGCGCTGGCTGATGTTGAGGCGAGGGAGCATTCCCGGATCGAGCGGGATGACCTGCATCGGCACTGGGCGTACGTCGTCAGCGACGACGCGTACTTCAATCTGGATGACCGCAGTGAGGTGTCGCGCGCCGCGTTCAACGCGCTGTATGCTGGCCTCAGCTGCCGGTCGCGTCACGGCAAGCGTCCGGTAGTGACCGCGTCAAAATGGTTCGACGAATGGCGCCACGAGCGGGGCGGGCGGGCGCTGAGCGCCATCACCTACGCCGCTGGCTTGCCTGCACTAGTCGAGCGGGCGACGGCGACGCGCTGGGCAACCGATGGGTTGATGCCCGACCGCCACGCGTCGAAGGCGCGGGGTCGGCGGCGTTGTGGCTGGCGCACCTGGAGTCGCTGCTGCCCGAAGCCGCCGAGCGCGAGGCGCTCCTGGACGTGCTGGCGTTCAAGCTCCAGCACCCGAACGTCAAGATCAATCACGGCGTGCTGCTCGGCTGGCCATGCCGGCTGCGGCAAGGACAGCCTGATGGCGCCGTTCCTGCGCGCCGTCTGCGGGCCGCATCAGCGCAACCGAGGACTGGTGCAAGGTGACGAACTCAATAGCCAGTTTGGATATCACCTCGAATGCGAGGTGCTGGTCCTGAACGAATTGCGCGACTCCGACCGCCGGCGCGCGGCGCGCGCTGGCGAACAAGCTGAAGCCGTTGCCCGCCGCGCCGCCCGAATACCTGAGTGTGAACCGAAAAAATCTGCGCCCATACGACGCGCTCAATCGGTTGCTGGTGATCGCCTATTGCAATGAACAGGTGCCGCTGGTGCTGGACAGGACGACCGCCGATGGTTGGCGCTCCGATGCGCTGGAGGGCGGATGGACCCTGGCGACGCTGAACTTCTATGGTCTTGGTCTCGGCGCGGCGGCTTTGACGCCGTGGCCGCCCTGTTCATGGTCGCGCGATGTGTCGCGCGTCGACCCGGGCGCCGCGCCGATGCGGACCCGGTATTGGGAGACTCTGGTCTCTGACGGGCGTTCTTCCGCTGAAGAACTATTGATCGACATGATCGAAAACCGCGTCAGCGAGTTCGCGCGGGGGGTTGTCGGCGCGCCATTGTCGGCGCTGTGCGACCGAATCCGAGCTGGCGGCGACACCCGAATCCCGAAGCCTGCGCTGCTGCACGCGCTGTCCGAATGCGGATGGCTTGACCGTGGCGTAGTGTCGTCGCGCGAGCATCCGACAAAGAATAGGCCGACTGCGCGCCAGCGCTGGCCAGTGTCAGCAACTCAGAAATCCGTCGGATGCTTGAGCCCGACACCACGGCGCCGGGCCTGCGCGCGGTGACCGGGTAGCCCGAAGGCCCGAAGGCCGGCCTGCAAGGCCATTTTCGCCGCGCGGCTAGCCACGCGCATCGCGGCTTGGGTAATTGTTGACGGGGTTATCCAGCGCTCGCGCGCCCAGGTAGGCGCATGCGCACGCCAGGACCAGCCCCAACGCCAGTAGCGCGGCATCGCCACGGCGCGCGCGGCGCCGCGCGGCACGCGCGCGCAGGATCTCTTCGTGGTGGTCAGTACGTGGCTCAGGCTCTCCGAAAAGGCCGCCGACCCGGGCCTTCAGGCGCGGGTCGGCAGCTTACTCATTTTTCTCTCGGTCACCGACGCGCGGAAGGCGCTTTCGTCGCTCGGCCAGACCGAGCTAGGCGGCGTCAGCAAACTCCGCCTCGGGCTCTGGTCCCGGCGCTAGCCAGCAGGAAGTCGGCCAGGCTTCTCGAGCGGCTGCGGCAGCAGTAAAGATGGGCTCGCCTTATCGGACTTTCAGAACCGACAGCCACGAAGCCAGATAGTCGGCGTGGCGCGGATTATCCAGCGGGATTACACCGAGTAAGTTCGTACAAAGGTAGGCGTGAACCGATTTCAGCGACTAGCTCTTCGAACGCATACCCCGAGTCGCCGAACTGATTTTAAAATCCAGCCTAGCCAGCCGGCTCGCCATGATCCGTCCAGTGCGTCGCTTCGTGCAGAGCGGTGCCATAGTAAGCCTCGACCGATTCGAAGATCGAATCGGCGGCATCACGATATGGTCGCGCGACGGGATATAGCAGGCATTCGCGCCGGCAGTGATCGCTATCTTATGTCGGCGGAACATCGCCTCTACCGAAGCTAGCCGGTCATGACCAGACCCGACGTCGTGGCCCTGCTGGCACAACGCGTCGATCTTCGACTGCACCGATTCCGCCCAGTCCACCTGCCCGACGTTGAACATTGCGTAACGACGCAAGATCGGGAAGGTGTCTTCGTTCCCGTCGTCGCGGGCGACGGTGAAGACCTTCCAGAACGATATGGGCGTAGACTTCGCCCCCTTACGCACGCGCCCGCCGAGCGCCTGCAGCCTGCCGGAACGAGACCGAGCACCGGCAAGCGATGGCATCCGGCCGCCTGAGCCACGTTCAGCAGAGAACACGTTAACGCCTCGGTACGGCTTCCGCGTGATCCAGTTGTTCTGGGCCATCGGTCGGCCCAGTTCGTCGTTCACCGCCCACGATTGCTGCCATGGGACCGTCCCAGCCTCAAGCTGAGTTATAATCAAATCTTGTAACGTGCTGGTACATATTAATTGTCATGGGATCCTCCTAAGGTTTGACATCCACGCGCGGCCGCAGGGCCGACGCGCAATTCCGGGCAAGCCTGCACGCGCAGGCCGGCTCCCGACGGCACTGGTCGCCGGCATGGGCGTTGACCCATGCCGTAACGGCCAGGCTCTCAAAGGCCGACGAGCCGAGACCAATCCGGGCCGTCGAAGCACTTTTCCCAAGTGCTACGACGTTGGCCGTTGATCGGGTAGTCGCGGCCCGCGACAGGCCTATCATCGGCCGGCACGACCTTGGCCTGAGCAGCGGCAATGCGCTGCTCGTCGAGCGCCTTGGCGGCCTCGACGTCGAGCCAATGCGGGCGCTTTCCCGGGATGTCCGAATGCCCGAGGGCAAGATCCCGGCAGCCCGCCCGCGACAAGTTGCGGGCCTCGGCCACGGCCTCGGCCCAGGCCACAATGAGCAGCCCGTGCTGCGTGCCACAGCACGGGCCTGGCAGCCAGCAGCTCACGACATCACCAGGCGCGTCACGGCCACCACGTGGCCGGCCGCGTCGCGTGATCGACGACTACAAAGCCGCCAGTACTATCGATTCGGTATTGCATTGTTCCATTCCATCTTGCTTGGGTAGACGTTCACGGGGTTGTCTAGCGCACGCGCGCCCAGGTAGGCGCAAGCGCACGCTAGGGCCAGCACGGCCGCTAGCAGCGCGGCATCGGACCGGCGCGCGCGGCGCCGGGCGGCACGCGCGCGCAGCGTGCGTTCGTGATCGAAGGTTATTCCTGGATCCTGCCAGGCTGCGAAGGCGGCGTCCGGCAGGCTAGCGGTTTCGGCCAGCCAGGCCTGCGCCTGCTCGCTGCCTGAGTGCGGCGCAGGTGGCGCAGGTCGCCCTCCACCTGCGCCCGCAGGTCCGCCCAGCACATCCCAGCAGGCCGGATCCAGCGCATCCGTAACGCGCAGGCATCCGGCCCAGTCCGGGTGATTCGTGAATGGCAGCAGCCAGCAGCTGATCGCACGCGTCACTAGCCTGATCCGCAGTGTCGGTAACGATGGATCGAGACACTACCGCCCGTCCGAGCGTTCATGAGACGCCGGCGCCAAGCCGGCGATACAGCGGGCGCTGCACCATCATGCCAGCAGCGGTACGGCGCAACGTGTAAATGCTCGCGCAGGGTTAAGTGATCAATTCCCGTAGCTGCGGATTCCAGCGGGTAACAGGCCGTCTCGGTTCATGAGTTAATCGTCGCAAGTACGCGCCCGGCATGATGGACGCTTGTTGGTTATTGCCGGACGCGCCTTGTGCGCGTTTCGGCCGACTCCCGTCGGCCTCGTCGAGCGGCTCAGGCGCGCTCGCGGGCTCATGGCCGCTCCCTCAGAAGCGCGCCGAGACCGGCCAGGGCAAAGTTGCCGGGCGCTGTCGGCAGGTCAAAGTTGCCGGGCGCGGCGCCGGCGACCCGGCTAGGCTTGGCCCACATCCGGGCCGGCCCAGTCCCAGTACTTGTACTGGGCGGCCTGATCACTCGAGCCGACATGCCAGGCGGCAGCCACTGCCGATCGCGGCGAATCGTCAGTAGTTCCTCGCGAGCTAGCGGGCAGTGCCCGTCGCCGCAGCGCGGCAGGATTCGCGATTGCGTTAGCCCGCAGCGCCTCAACCGCAGCAGCCCGGCTGGCGGCGCGTGCTGCTGACGCGAGGCGGAGGTCGCGGCGATACGACGACTCGCCACCGTGGTCGTACCCTCCGATGTCGGCGGCGAGGCCGCCTTCGTAGCCGTAGCTCACGACATCACCAGGCGCGTAACGGCCACCACGTGGCCGGCCGCGTCGCGGAGTGCGGTGGCGCCCGTATCGGCGCGTAGACGCCGGGCGTGCCGGCCGGCAGGGCCGACAGCACCTAGGGCCGACACCAGGCACGGTTCGCCGTCGGGCGGCAGGCCCTCGACGGCGCCTAGACGGCGGTGGACGGTGGGGATGCCGGCGAAGTTGCCGGCCGCAATTTCGTAGCTTACGACGCGGGCGACCTTGCCGGACGGTGGGTAGGTGCGGTCGGTGCCGTCCGGCATGCGGACGACGATGGCGTGGGGGTAAGGTTGATCATGGCGTAGGTCCTTTTTTTCGCTAAATAGGCCCGGCGATTTCGCCGGGCCAGGTGTTGAACAGCTGCGCCGGCTTACTTCCGTTGTTTACAGGTCTTGCGCCGGGGTGCCGGGATCAATGTCCACCAGATAGCACAGGCGCAGCCACTGGGAATGCCTCAGTTGCTTGTAGCTCGTACCTTCACAGCAGTGGCTGCGCTGGTTGACCCAGATCGAGTCCCATTCCGCCACCATGCGGCCGGTGCGAGTGCCGCGATAGAGTGCGGTCAGAAAGTAACCCGCATGAATTCCTGACGCCCAGTCCAGGAGGGTTTGGGCAGGTTGATGCGCTCGCGCTCACCGTTCGACATTTCAACAGTCACTTTCATTGTCTTTTCCTCTTTGGGTTGGGTAGTTGCGGCTGCAACGATAACGGGCCGTTGCGGCGACTGTCAAGCATTGTTTTGCATTTTTGTTAAGTCTCTGATCCACCTAGAGTTTTTGCTTTTTGTGGAATGTCGGCGGTCGCCGGTCGAGTTTGACCGGGCTTCGCGTTGTGTGTTGGTGGTGTCGGCGGTGAGTGGGCGGTGAGTGGGCGGTGAGTGTGCGCGGCCTAAGTGTCTGACTGCGCGGGGCTTTTTGCTGTTTGTGGGCGATGTTGGTGATGTTGGTGATGGATAGTGATCAGATCAGTTAATATATTAGTTCATAACGCTCCAGCCGATTTTTCAGGCGCCCGAGAACTGCCGACATTGCCGACATTGCCAACAATTGCCCCCGCGCGGGCGCTGTCCGGCCCGCGCGCGGCGCAATCGGCGCTCGCGCCTGCGGATTGCCAACTGCCGACAATTCCACAAGCCGTGCGGGTAGTTCGGGCACCCCCGCTTTCGCCCTGGCGCACCCAGCCCCACGCCCCCACGCCCCCACGCCCCCACGCCCCCACGCCCCACGCACGCCAGCCCCACGCCCCACGCACCACGCACCACGCCCCACGCCCCACGCACCCAGCCCCACGCCCCACGCACCACGCACCGCGCCCTGGCGCTCGCCCCACGCACCACGCCCCACGCACCACGCACCGCGCCCTGGCGCTCGCCCCACGCCCACGCCCCACGCCCCACGCCCCACGCACCACGCCCTGGCGCTCGAACTCGCATGCCCTCCAGGCCTCGCACAACGCGCCACAAGCCACGCGGGCTTATAGTGCTACCCTACCAGATGGCTTACGGCTAGCGTGCGCTGTAGGCCTTCCTACGCGGTTATAGGGGCATGCGGGCCAGTGGGCGGGATGAATTCTGCGTGCGGATCGGGGCCCGGGCAGGGCCTTAAGGGGCGAGTGACTGTTACAGTAGCAATACGCAACTGAACGAAGTACACCGCAAAAACCTTACGTATTGCTTTCTCACGCCCGTGAGGATGGCCAGCTTGACGAGGTCCCTGAACCAGGCGGCCCAGACCTTCTGCGCGGGCTCGCTCTTGCTGAAGTGCCAGCCGTCAGGCCTTTTCTGCGACCGCACGCTCTCCAGGAAGGGCATCCCGTCCAGCGCACAGATACCCACGCTCCGTAGCATCTGGATCGCCCGGTCGCGGTCCGCGTCGAACTGCTGCCTGGCGGCGATGTTCCAATACTCGCCGCTGCCAGCAACCACCACCACAACCGGGCCTAGCCGCAGGGCCACCTCCACCATGGTCTCCACTCGGGCCACGAACTTCGGGTTGCCCTGATACAGCCACTCCCCGTCGCAGAGGTCGTTCAACGCCCAGACGATGATCGTGGGGCTACTCCGGCCAGGCCCGGCGGTAGGAGGGGTGAGTGGCCCCACAGTGTACTCCCACAGTCATGGCCTGCAAGTTGTAGGCCTGCGCGCCTCTCCGCCTTGCCATACCCACGGTCAATCCAGATACGTAACTGAACGGGTTAAAAAGG